TATAGAGTGGCTGATATATTAGAATATGCAGATTTTAAAGATGATTTTGTAAATAAAATCGGAAAGTATAATGTAAGTATTCTAAATGACATATCAGATTTATATGTATATGACTTTGGTATTTTCATTGAAGTAGCTCCAGATGAAGAAGAAAAAGCTAAACTAGAGCAAAATATTCAGATGGCACTTTCTAAACAAGATATTAATTTAGAAGATGCTATAGATATAAGAGAAATTAAAAATATCAAACTTGCCAACCAATTATTAAAATTAAAGAGAAAGCAAAAACAAGAAAAGCAGCAACAACAAGAAATGCAAAAGCAAGCAATGGTTGCTCAACAACAACTTAAATCTCAACAACTAGCTTCACAAGTAGCTATGCAAAAACAACAAGCAGAGATTCAAGGAAAAATTCAATTGAAACAAGCAGAGATTGCATTTGAAATTGAAAAGCAAAAAAATGAAGCATTGTTAAAAAGCCAGTTGATGGAACAAGAATTTAATTACAATCAACAGCTTAGAGATATTTCAGAGAACGCTTTAGCAGATAGAGAAAAGTCAAGAGAAAAAGCTAAGTCTGATAGAATAAGTCAACAAAATTCTGAGCAATCTCAATTAATTACCCAACGAAAAAATAATTTACCACCACAAAGGTTTGAATCTAATGAAGACTCATTAGATGGATTTGACTTAGCAGAATTTGAACCTAAATAGGTGGAAAATTTAAACGATATTTATTATTAACTTTGTAACTAAAATTAAATCAAATGGAATTAAAAGTAAGAGCCTTAGATGGCGCAGAAGAAAAGTCTGTTCAAGAAGTTGAACAACAACTACTTGATAAAGCAGAAGATAAAACGCAGGAGGAAACTCCAGCAGAAGAAATAAAAGAGCCAGTGGCAGAACAAGTTCAAGAAACTGTTGAGCCAGAGGCTTCAGCTCCGACCTCAGAGTTAAGTGAGGATGACGTTCTTTCATATATTAAAAAAAGATACGATAAGCAGATAGATTCTGTAGAACAACTATTTGATGTTAAAGAAAATAATCAAGAGTTGCCTGAAGATGTCGCTGCTTATTTAGAGTATAAAGAAAAAACAGGTCGTGGAATTAATGATTATGTTAAATTAAACAGAGACTTTAATTCTATGAATGATGAATCTTTGCTAAAAGAATATTATTTAGCTACTGAAGAAGCTTTAGACGAGGAAGATGTAGACCTTTTCCTTAGCGAGTTTGATTATGACGATGAGGTAGATGAAGAAAAAGAAGTTAAAAAGATAAAGTTAGCAAAGAAGAAAGCGATTGCAAAAGCTAAAAAGTTTTTCAATGAACAAAAAGAGATGTACAAACAGCCACTTGAGTCAAGTACGGTTGGGATTTCTAAGGAGGACAAAGAAGCACTGGAGGCATATCAGCAATATATAAATCAGTCTAAGACCTATGAGGAAGAGACTAGCAAAAAACGTGATTGGTTTTTAACCAAAACGAAAGAAGTTTTTAATGATTTCAAAGGTTTTGATTTCAAAATAAATGAAGACAAAGTTGTTAGTTACAAACCTACAAACGTAGACGAGTTAAAAGAATCTAATTCAGATGTAAATAAATTTTTTACAAAATTCATGAATAAAGATGGTTTACTTGAAGACGCAAAAGGGTTTCATAGGGCATTGACTATCGCACAAAATCCTGAAAGATTTGCAAAGTTTTTTTATGAGCAAGGTCTTTCAGATGCAACAGAGGATGTTACTCGTAAAATTAAAAATGTAAATATGAGTGATAGAAAAACACCTGAAATTGCTAAAAAGGATGGAGTGCAAATTAGAGCGTTAAATCAAGACTCAGGTCGAGGTTTGCGTATAAAAAGTAAAAAATAATATTAATAGATTAAAAATTTAAAATTATGGCAGGTTCAGTTCAAGCAACTCCAGGATATGATTTACAGCCGTCATCACAACAGGTGCCATTGGCTACAAATTATATTACGAACTTTGACTTCTTAAATCAGTATCTACCTGATACTTATGAAAAGGAGTTTGAGAGATATGGAAACAGAACGATTAGTTCGTTTCTAAGATTAGTAGGTGCGGAGCTTCCTTCAAATTCTGACTTAGTAAAATGGGCAGAGCAAGGTAGACTTCACACTAAATATGTAGATGTAGGTACAGCAGCAGCACAAGCAGCTGACTCAGCTACATTTCAAGTAAATGACACAGGTGTTCCAGCATTCAGTGCAAGTAATGGTATCGCATTAAGACCAGGACAAACTATTGTTATTGTTCAAAATGGTGGTACAGGTGTAAACAAAGGTATTGTTACAGCAGTAGATGTTACTAACAATCAGTTTACAGCAGCTTTCTATGAAGCAGGTGGTTTAGTAACTGCTGGTACAGGTGTAGGTAATGCTGACGTTACAGTATTTATTTATGGTTCTGAGTTTAAAAAAGGTACAGTCGGAATGTCTGGTTCACTAGAAGCAGATGACGTAATTTTTGATAACTCACCAATTATCATAAAAGATAAATACTCAGTAAGTGGTTCAGACATGGCTCAAATTGGATGGGTAGAAGTAACTACAGAAAATGGTGCTACAGGATACTTATGGTATTTAAAATCAGAGCATGAAACAAGATTAAGATTTGACGATTATCTTGAAACTTCAATGATTGAAGCAGTTCCAGCTGAGGCTAACTCAGGTGTAGTTGACGCAGCAGCTAACCCATCATTCGGTAACAAAGGTTCCGATGGTATTTTCTATGTTGTACAAAACAGAGGAAATGTATGGGGAGGTGGAAATCCATCTACAATTGCAGAGTTTGATACAGTTATTTCAAGACTAGATAAGCAAGGTGCTATTGAAGAAAATGTAATTTTCCTAAACAGAGACTTTAGCTTTGACATTGATGATATGTTAGCTGCTCAAAACTCTTATGGGGCAAACGGTACTTCTTATGGTTTATTTGATAATGATTCAGAAATGGCTCTTAACTTAGGATTCACTGGGTTTAGAAGAGGCTATGACTTTTATAAGTCTGACTGGAAATATTTAAATGACCCAACAATGAGAGGTGGTTTACCTACAGGTGCAAATTCAGGTACAATCAATGGACTACTAGTTCCAGCAGGTTCTACTTCTGTTTATGACCAAATCTTAGGTAAGAATGCTAAAAGACCATTCTTGCACGTTAGATATAGAGCGTCAGAAACTGAAGACAGAAAATACAAAACTTGGATTACAGGTTCTGCGGGTGGAGCTATGAATAGCGACTTAGACGCTATGGAGGTTCACTTCTTATCTGAAAGATGTGTATGTACTATGGGTGCAAACAATTTCTTCATTTTTGAAGACTAATATTTAATAAAAGAAGGGGTGTCTTTAAAGACACCTCCTCTTTTTAATTTTTAAAATTTAATTAAATCAAATGAAAAAAAAAGACATATATGTAGATAAAGTCTACAGACTCACAAAAGACGCAGCACCACTTTCTTTTATGCTGCCAACAAGAAACTCACAAAGATTCCCTTTATTATGGTTTGACGAACAAAAAGGAGAAAACAGAGCATTACGATATGCTAGAAACCAAAGGTCTCCGTTTGAAGATGAACAAGATGGCAATGCTATTGTAGAGCCTATAATTTTTGAAGACGGATTTTTAAGAGTTCCTAGAACAAATCAAGCTTTACAAAAATTTTTACATTATCATCCTTATAATGGCAAAAGGTTTATAGAAGTAAATGAAGCCAAAACAGCAGAAGTTGAAATAGAAACTTTGAATTTAGAAGTTGATGCATTAATTGAGGCAAAAGAATTAACTATAGAGCAATCAGAAACTTTATACAGAGTTCTTTTTGGACAAGACCCAACTATGATTTCATCGTCTGAATTAAAAAGAGACTTATTGATTTACGCTAAAAAACAACCTAAAATATTTTTAGATGCTATTAGCGACCCAATGTTAAAACTTCAATCAACTGTGCAAAGTTTTTTTGATAATAAACTTTTAGCTTTTAGAAACAACAAAAGAGATGTTTATTTTAACTTAGAGTCTAATAAGAAAAAACTTCTTACTGTACCTTATGGTGAAGAGCCAATTGATATATTATGTAGTTATTTTCAATCAGATGAAGGAGTAGAAATTTTAAAGTTTTTAGAAAAAAAATCTAAATAGAAATATTTTTTTGTATATTTAACAATAGAATAAGTGTATTATTCATTTTAAAATTTAGGTATTTACGAATAATTTTATTAGTTGTAAGAAGGAAAGGTTCTGTTTCAGAGCCTTTTTTTTTGCCTCTTTTTTTTTTAGTTATCTTTGTAAAAAGAATTTTTAATATGATAAATTCAGTAAGAAATACTGTACTAGCAATACTAAACAAAAATAACTATGGATATATTTCGCCCTCTGATTTTAACTTGTTTGCTAAACAAGCTCAATTAGATATTTTTGAAGATTATTTTTATCAGTATAATTATCAATTAAGTAAAGAAAATGCTCGTCAATCTGGAACAGGATATGCTGATATAACTAAAGGTTATGAAGAAGTTATAGACATATTTTCTGTTACTAATTTTTTAATTCACGATAGTGCAAATAATTTTTTTACTCCAAGTCCTATAACTACAGGAGATGATTTTTATCTTTTAAATAAAATATTATGTTATACTAGATTGTTAGCTAGTGGAAGCAATACAGCTGTAGTGGCTAATCAATTGCAAGATGCGGGAGCTACATTTAGTAGTGCGGGAGTACAAATAGGAGATATAGTATCAAATACAACAACCAATAAAACAGCAACAGTTACTAGTGTTACTAATACTAATTTAGGATTATCGGCAGATATATTTACAGCAACACCAGAAACATATGTGGTATATGATGATGCAGTAGTTAATGAAGCAGAAAAAGTTACGCATAGCAAAATAACTATGTTGAACAATTCAATGCTTACAGCACCAAGTGATTTATTTCCAGCTTATACCCAAGAGTCTAATAAGCTAGCTATTTTTCCTGCAACTATTAACAACATGGGAGCAGTAGTGTGTCAATATATAAGATACCCCAAAGCTCCAAAATGGACTTATGTATCTTTGTCTGGTGGCGAGCCAGCGTTTGATGATACAGCATCAGACTATCAAGACTTTGAATTGACTAAAGACGATGAACCAACATTAGTTATGAAAATATTACAGTTTGCTGGAATGTCTATTAGAGAAATACAGGCAGTTCAATTTGGACAAGCGCAAGAGCAAATAGAAAATCAAAATGAAAAATAATAAATTATGGCATATATAAGTCAATATCAATATTATGAAAACGGAGGGTTGTCTCCTGAAAGCGCAAACTGGGGCTCATATCAGTATGTAAGCCTATATGATATTGTAAACAATTTTATGTTAATGTATGCAGGCAATCATAGTCTGGTAAACAATGAAGAGAGGTTTAAGGTTTTGTTTCATGCAAAACGAGCAATACAAGAGCTTAACTATGATGCGTTTAAAGAAATTAAAATATTAGAATTACAAGTCTCTGATACTTTAAAATATGTTTTACCACCAGATTATGTAAACTGGGTAAGAGTTTCTTTATATGAAAATGGTATTTTAAGACCTTTGACTGAAAATATTCAAACAAATTATTCAGACGCTTATTTACAGGACAATACTTATAGAATATTATTTGACGAAGACGGAAGTGTTTTAAATCCAGAAAGTTCTAAAATTGATTATGAAAGAATAACAGGTGTTAAAAAAAGTATTTACTTAAACGAAAACAGTCCTTTTGATAACACAGAAGGATATTATTACGATGGCTTATGGTATTTTGATTATACCATTGGTTCACAATTTGGCTTGAATACTGAAACAGCTAATTTTAATGCTACGTTTAAAATTGATAGTAAAAACGGAGTTATTAATTTTAGTTCTGATATGTCAGACAAGTTTTGTATTGTTGAATATGTTTCTGATGGAATGGAAAATGGAGACAACAGCAAAATAACTGTAAACAAAATGTTTGAAGAATATGTATATGCATATATTGAGTTTGCTATTTTAAATTCTAAACTAGGTGTTCAAGAATATATAATAACAAGAGCACGAAGAAGAAAGCAAGCTCTTTTAAGAAATGCTAAAATCAGAATCAGTAATATTCACCCTGGAAGATTATTAATGAATCTAAGGGGACAGGCAAAATGGATAAAGTAATATGGCTAATACTCAAAGAAATTTTATTGCAGGACGAATGAATAAAGGCGTTGATGAACGCTTAGTCCCTAATGGAGAATACATAGATGCTTTAAATGTTAGATTAGGTTCAACCGAAGAAACTGAAATAGGTTCAGTAGAAAACTCAAAAGGAAACGAACAACTCACACAACTTCAATTTAATGGCACGGCATTAAGCAGTAATGCTAAGTGTATTGGAGCTTATGAAGATGGTGCTAATGAAACTATATATTGGTTCATACATGATTCCTCATTTAGTGTGGGAGCTACAGGAAAATTAGATTTAATTGTTTCTTATAAAACAGATACAAGTACCCTTACCTATCATGTAATAAGTATAGATGATGGTAATGGGGCTAATACTACTTTAAACTTTAACCCTTCATATTTAATGAATGGAATAAACTTAGTAGATGATTTATTATTGTTTACGGATAATAATAATGCTCCTAGGTTTATTAATATTACAAGAAATTATGCTAATCCATCTTCAAACATAGACCAGTTTAGCGCAGAAAGTTTATTGGTTATAAAAAAACCACCAATTACTTCTCCAACAGTTCAAACTGTATCTACTAATTCCCAAGAGAATTTATTAGAAGATAAGTTTTTATCGTTCGCATACAGATATAAATATGAAGACAATGAATATTCAGCTACTTCACAGTTTAGTGCTCCAGCTTTTATTCCTAAGCCTTTTAATTTTACTACAGAATCTTATACAAATGATGGCTTTGAAAATTTAGTAAACCAAGCAAATATTACATTTAATTCAGGTGGTCCTTTGGTAAAAGAGATAGAGCTTTTATACAAAGACATGAATAGTAATATTATAAAATCTATAGAAAAACTAAATAAAGAAGACTTAGGATATGCAGACAACACAGATTATGTATATAATTTTGCTTCAAATAAAATATTTACTTTACTACCTGAAAGCGAAATACTAAGACTTTATGACAATGTTCCATTAAAAGCAAAAGCTCAAACCTTAATGGGTAATAGATTAATTTATGGAAACTATATAGAAGGATATGATTTAGTAGATGCTAATAATCAACCCGTAAAATTTGAATATGAAACTAGTTTAGTTACGAATGAAATTGCAGAAGAAACTATTACGGATACAACCAGTAATGGAAGTTATAGTTATGATGGCTCAGTAACCGTTACTAATTCTATAGTAAGTTTTGATTTATCAGGATTAGATTTAGTACAAGGAGCTTCATTAAATTTTACTATTAGATTTGAACATTCTCAATTTACAGGAGGTGCAACTCCTACAGACCAAACTGGTTCAACTAGTATTGAGTTTAATTATATTTTACCACAAGCTTTTTCTTCAGTATATGAGCTGGCTAGCAGTGCAGATTTTCAAGATAAAATTGGTACAGCATCTAACATACTTCCAGTATATCATGCTTCTAATCCAACTTCTTGTAGTGGAGAAACTTTTACAGATGAATTTAATTGTGCTATACCAGGCACATTAGATACTTATAATAAGTTTGATAGTGGTATTACAGGAGGGGGACAACCTTTAAGTATTATTACTTCTACTTCAAGCGACAGTATTGGTATTCAGCTATTAGCTGTAAGGTTTGTAGATAATGTAACCACACCTACAGTAAATGTTTACGAGTATTATCAAATTACATTTGCAGAAGGAGGGTATTCTAAAATAGCTAACTCAACTAG